GGGTCTTACACAGACGAGAAACTAACTTTACTTACATATTCTGATTTTCAGGGAATTACTAATCACACTAAGACTTTAACGTACACTGTAGACGAACTAACCTCGACACAGGAAGTATTTGATTACGATAATAGAACATGGACAGTAGACATAACACTGACTTATTTAGCAGGAGTTTGGCAGTCAAAAAATATCAATATTTCAAAGGTCTGAGGTGATACAATGTCAGTAGAGGATTCATTTTATAGTAATTTTGATGGAACAAGCTTAACAAATTTAATTGTAGCAAGAGGCTAAAATGATTATACAGTTAGATTCCCCTGAAGATTCTTTTAACCTTTTGCAGGTTTTAAACTTTGAATACAAGGCAAAAACAGGCCAAGCAAGCAATAAAACATTATCGGTAAAAGTCAAAAAATATAAAGAGAATGTAGATGGCAGTTTTAGTTATTCAGACGAACCGCCTATAGATATTTTTATTAAAGATTTAGATCAACATATAGAAGATTCAACAAATAACGGAAATAATAATCATGCGTCTGCTTTGGGAGCATGTATGTTATCTGTATCTGATTTATGCGCAGAGATTAAAGGAATATCAGCGAGTATTGTATAATGTTTGGAAAACCCTACATACCAGAAATAGACCCTAATATAGCGGCAGAAGCTTTTGCAAATGGACTACTAGCAAACTTAACAGCTAATGGTGGGGTTGCTGGTGGCAATTTAGGTAAGACTACCCATATATGCCTTAAGACTACTGAAAATAAAATACAAGTCGGCTCTGCTGATGACGGCAATGAAGTTACTTTTTATGCCTCAGGTTCAGATTTTGCTGACGGCATTGTAAAGACTAGAGTGTTTTTGTCAAAAGGCGAGGTTTACGTAGAGGCAGGTGTAACAGACGGAGCAATAGTTACATCGACAAAAGGTATATGTGGGGCAAGTGGCAACTTAGACGGAAGTAACGAGTCTCCTATGCCATTGGGTGTAGAAGGATATGCAGGAAGGCAATTTTTTCTATTTGCCTTTAGGAACAGTAATCAGCCTACGGGATCAAGTAGAGGTGAAGTTTACGTCGCTGCGGGTGCAGTAGCTTCAGAGGTTCAGCTTTTAGACGGATCTGGAACTTCCGTCATTGATACTACTTCAATACCTCCATTTGGCCTAGCAACTCTTTTAACTAATAATAATTCAGAGTTCCAAGTAGTTGCTACACAACCAGTTTTTGTAGGCATTGCCGCGAGTATGTCAGAAAGTGCTCCTAGATTCTACGATATGCGATTAGTCCCACCACTATCCACTGAGTTAATAGGACAAAATAGAAATGGTAGACTTTCAGCCCTATATGACAATACTGAGGTTTGGTGGTATAGGAGAAACGGAAACTTAGGTAAGACGACAGTGAGTCCAGGCTCTCCTAAAGCCATTTATACAGGAACCATTAATGAATTAGGTGATGTATTTTATATTTCGTCAGATGACACACCTGCCACTGGCGGAACTTTTACACTAGAGATAAACTCAGAAGTAAGCTCACCCATAAACTACGATGCAGGGGTTAAAGAGATAATAGAAGGTTTAGACACCTTCGCCACGTACACAAGTGATGATTTTAAAGTAGAGGCTGTGCTAGGTGATAACCTAGGGAATAGTAACACACAGATAATGATTTATGCTCAAGGTCAATTGGAGAGAGTTGCAGGGTCGCCAACCATTGATAATACTTCTATTGTAGGCAATGCTCACACTTTGACAATTTACCAGACAGGGGATTCAGAGAATAATGCCGGAAGCAATTCAGACTACGCTTCAGCAGGGTGTATAAAGTTAGTAGGTTCAGGTCCTATAAGCTGCCTATCTGGTGCAGATGGTGCAGGTTTAGAGGCGACATATTATGTACCTACTTCAGCCTTAACCCAGAGAATACCTTTGTATTTAGGCACAGAGCAGAGCGGCAACGGGGATGCATCAGGCATATGTGTACAGTCTCCTTATAGAGGCACCTATAAAATATTTAGACAGGATGGAAGCTTAGTATATGAAAATAACTTCGACCGAGCATTAACAAACATAGAGTCAGAATTTAATCAACGTTTTCCATGTGCATTCAATCTAACAGGAACAAACGGCGGCGGTTCAGACGCAACATTCACAGAAAATTTTGAAGGTGGTTACATCGAAGCCGATGTTCCAATAAACTTGGTTATGAATAGTGCAGGCAATGAAAATTTTATAACTGATGGAATAAGTACAGACGATGACGAGATTATACTTTATGGGATTACTCCTGAAGATATAAGATCTGAGATTAGAAAAGGTACTGATGGAAGGATACGTAAAAGGGTTATCTCCAGTAGTGGTACGCAGCCGTCACAAGGATTCATTGATTATAATGATACTACGGGCGCAGTCTCTATAACTGCTAACACATGGATAACTATACCTAATAATGGTTCTGGTGCTTTCAGTAACAGTGCTTACGCACCTCATGGAGTAAGTGAGTTAATGGATGTCTCGACTGGTGCCATAGATCCAACAGAGCTTGACTTAGGTGATACAATATTAATTAGGAACGACTATACTATTAATCCAAATACTAACAATGCTTTACTAGAGTTTAGATACGTATTGGGAGCTGGTGGAAATCAATACACATTACAGACAACGGTAGGACGATTAGACGATGGCTCAGGCGTTGATTACAGATTCAGTCTAAAGCCAGATTTAATCTATATGGGTGACTTAAATACAAGGGATAATCCAATACAGTTACAAGTTCGGTTATCTGCAAACGGAACTTTGACAAATGCAGGTAGCGTGATACAAGTCGTTAAGAGGCAGTCAACAATTTCTGATTCATGGGAGCTGGTTTAATGAGTACTATAAAAGTATATAAGGATGATGCGGCAAACAGTATTTTCATTGAAGATAATAATGGTGCTCAGTTTATTAATAGCTTGCAGGCTTCAGTTCCTAGTACAACAGTCACAATAACTGACTTAGCAAGACAAATTGATATCGTCTCAAATGCAGATCATACGCAATTTATTGATGAAAACGACAACCCTTATACAGGGACAGCGACAGAGGTTTGCAATCAGCTTAACGCTATTTTTCAGAGTTCAGGAACTCCTACAGGGTCAGCCCCAATAATAACTAGCTCTTTAACTATATCTCTTGTCGTTGGTCAGACTTTAAATTACGAACTTACTGCTACTTATGGTGTAGGCTATGAGTGGGATTTATCAAATGCCCCAGGTATTACCACAGTGGATGGCAACCCAAGAAAGTTGATAGGTGGCAGCGCACTTACAACAGGCACTTACAATATACTAGTTAAGGCAATAAATTATAATGGTGAAGACTCCGAGACAATTGTATTGACGGTAGGTACACCAACCTTTGCGAATACTAAAAGTGTGAATTTTAACAATCAAGATTATTTAAGTGCAAACGCTGGAATCCTGCAAAATGTCCTAGGTAGATCCGCAAATGGAGCTGGTTCAACTGATGCATGGACAATCTCTTTTTGGTATAAAGCTAGCAGTGACTCAAGAGGTCAAGTTCTTTTTTACTTCGGTCAAGGGACAGCTCAAGGTCAGGGCGGTTACATAGAAATAAGACAGACTAATAATGGAAGTCTTAAAAGATTAAGGCTGAGATATGGAAGTCACAGTAATTACATACAATTAAACACTCCGTCAGGCAGCCTTACTCCAGGCACATGGCAGCATGTAATTATTACATATGATGGAGGCACAACTGGGTCTGCCTCAGATCAAGTAAATAATTATTACAGTCGCTTTAAAATAAAATTTGATAATGTGTTACAAACACTTTCAGGTAGTAATCAGAATTACGGCTATTCTAGCTCTATACTGCCCACTAATTTTAGGATAGGCAGATTAACAAGCGGCAACTCTTTACGTAATGCAAATATAGATGAATTGGCTTTATGGGATAGCGACCAAAGTGCTAATAGCTCTAGTATTTACAATTCTGGTTCGCCTCATGATTTATCATTACTGACTGATGACCCTATTCACTGGTGGAGAATGGGTGACGGCGACACTTATCCGTATTTATCAGATAGTGGAAGTGCGGCTAATTGCACCTTTGTAATGAATAACATGACATCGGCTGATATAGTCAGTGATGTACCATAGGAGCTATTATGGCAAATGAATTAAATATACAGTTAGACCCTTTTAATCAAGCTGGTCTTACTTTATTAGGTCGTGTATACAATAAGTCAGGCGCAGAGCAAACAGGATCACCTGTATCTATGTCAGAGGTGTCCAGTGGCTTATATTCTGGTGATTTAACAGTATCTAGCTTCTTAGATGACTCTTACTCCGTAAGGTTTGAGACGAATACACCAGACAAGTTATATGGAACTGGAGAACTTTATGTCCGAGATGGCTCCGAAGTAAGCCAAGAGGACTTTTTTAACGGTGCTTTAGATACAGTTATTGTAGCGACTAACAACGATAAGACAAACTACTCATTAACAACTGCCGATAAAGACGACATAGTTGATAGGAATTGGGATGAGTTATACAGTCAACACATAGCCGCAGGTTCGTTTGGAGAACTGATGGACTTACTAAGAAAAGCTAACAGAGCCATAGAAGGTGAGGTTACAGGTACCCCAACTATATCTAGTTTTAGTACAAACTTAACAGGATATGTTGAAGGTACTTTTGATAGTGAACTACTGGTATTCGTAGCAGGTTCAATTAACGGTGAAGCCAGACCTATCCTAAACTATTCAAGTGGTACGTTTACTTTCGAAGAAGAGTGGACACAGGCACCGAGTTCTGGAGATGAGTTTGTTATACTTCCTCAACACATACATCCGATAAGTCAGATACAAGAAGGCTTAGATACATTAAGAAATGTTAAGCCTTCAATACCGATTTAGAAACAATCTCAACTAGCAATCTAACACAATAAGTGCTCAAATAAGATAACATAAGGAATTTTCTAAATGTCTGAAGATATTTTTTACCGAAGATTGAGTCTCAAAAAAGATAATAAGCCGATTACTCTAGACGAAGAGTCGAGATCTTTTGAGATCGTCATTTCAACAGACGCACCTATACTTGAGATGGATTACAGATCGGGAGATATGGTAGAAACTATAATCGTCCCAGAAGGAATCGAAATCCCAGAGAACGGGCAAGTACCTTACGTAGATTCTCATGACAGATTTACAGTCGATAACCAGTTAGGTTCTGTTCGAGAAATACGAGTAGAAGGCAACAGCCTAATAGGTAGAGCATACTATGCTGAAGATGATAAATCAGATAGAGCTTACAAACTTGCTCTAGGTGGACATCTTACAGACAACTCAATTGGAGCAGCCGTGATAGCATCCGTTCGTTTAGACGAGAACGAGACTGCATCTTTCTACGGAAGAGAGTACACGGGACCTGCTAAAATAATACACAAAAGTCGCATGATCGAAGTCTCTGCCGTAGCTGTATGCGCAGATCCTGATGCGAAGAACCGTGCTGCCTCTTTAGAGCAGCCAGAACAAAAAAAGACAGAAGTAGAGGAAACAAAACGCATGTCTGAAGAAAACAAAGAAGCTAAGGCAGAGACAAAAGTAGAAGCTCAAGTAGAGCGTTCTGTAGTTGATACTGAAGCTGTTAAAAGAGCTGCACAAGAAGCTATCGTAGCAGAAAGAACTCGTGTAGCAGACATCGAAGGCATCGCACGTGAGTGTGGTCTTGATTCTGAATTTATCGGTGAAGTAAAGGACGAGTCTGTGGAAGCTTTCCAGAAACGTGCTCTTGCTGCCGTAGTCGCTAAAAATAAAGAGGTAACTGTGAGTACACCACAAGTCACAAGAGGCAAAGACGAAGTAGAAAAGTTCAGAAGCGCAGCTTCAGACGCAATCCTACTTAAAGCAGGTAAACTAGATACTGACAGTGCTGAACGCATGGAAGTAGCTCGCGAAGTAGCTGGTTTCTCACTAGAAGGTATCGCAAGAGAACTTCTTAGAAAACGTGGCGAGAAGTACACAGGAAGCATCGAAGAAGTTTTCAGTCGTTCACTGGCTACATCAGACTTCCCTATCCTTACTTCTAACCTGGCTAACAAATCTGTTAAAGCTGGTTGGGATCGTGCAGGCGAAACTTATGAGCAGTGGGTAGACACCAACGGTTCTGTTTCTAACTACAAGCTCCAGACTAAAGCTCGTGCTGGTGAGTTCAGCGATCTAGATGAAGTCAAAGAAGGTGCTGAGTACACTTATGGCGCACGTCCAGAAGAGTCAGAGACTTTCAAGCTTGCTAAGTACGGTAAGTTGATTTCTTTCACTCGCGAAATGTTGATCAATGACGACCTTTCTGAGTTGACTGATACTGCTGCTAACATGGGTGAAGCTGCTCGTCGTAAGCTAGGTGATCTTTGCTACGCTGTTCTTACAGCAAACGCCAACATGGGCGACGGCAATCCACTATTTGATGGTGTTAACCACGGTAACGTCGGTACTGCAGGTAAAATTGGCCAAACTACTGTAGCTGAAGCTATCAAGCTGATGAAACTACAGAAAGACATTGGTGGTAAGCGTCGTTTGAACATCGCTCCTGGTTTCCTAATTGCTCCAGCATCCATCGAAGGTGAAGCAGAGCAGTTCTTCCAGAGTCAAGTGTTTGCAGATTCTTCTACAGATTCAACTCGCACAAACATCTACTACAACGCGGTTAAGCGTGTATACGAGACTCGTCTCGATGACGACAACTTGGCTCAGTGGTACATGGCAGCAAGTCGCAACACAGTTCAGCTTTCATTCCTTAACGGCCAGAAAGCACCTTTCCTTGAGCGTAAGGACGAATTCAAGCGTGACGCTATGGACTGGAAAGTTCGTATCGAAGCTGTTGCTCGTGCAGTTGACTACAGAGGTCTTCTACGTAACGCAGGCGCATAAATTAAAGCCCTCTTCGGAGGGCTGTTCAACTCTCCAATTTATATTTAGCTAAGGATAAACTAATGAGAAATTTAGTACAAGATGGTAAGGTTCTTGACCTTCCAGTAGGCAGCGCACTTACAGGCGGTACTTATGTGCAGGTAGGTAAGATTAACGCTGTTCTTGAATCAGACGCAGACGCAAACAACAACGCAGTATGTTTCCTAGAAGGTGTTTTCGATCTTTTAGTAGATGCTTCAGTTACAAACGTAGCCGTAGGTGACTATGTTTACACTTCTGACGGTTCTACAATCGACGACGTGAACACTGGCGACATCGTAGGTGTTGCACTTGCAGCTAGTTCGACTGCTGGTGTAATTCCAGTTCGTCTACACAATTAATAACCAACAGGGACACAAATGCCAGATCTAGCAGATCAGATATTTAACGGGACATTTGATGTCCCTGTTGTTTATAAGACAGATAGCACTGATCCAGGGATCGCTGTTCGGGCTATTATTTCAGAAA